GAAATATACGTTTTACGACCTGCGAATCCCGTGAATGCGGATAGAGTTTTTTGTTTTCGGCATAGTATCCGTAAGGCACATAACCGCCGAGCCACATTCCACGCCGTTTTGATGCAACTACCTTGTCCTTAATGCGTTCCGCAATAATTTCGCGCTCGTGCTGTGAGAATGACATCAAAATATTCAACATCATTCTTCCGGCAGAAGTGCTGGTGTTAATCTCCTGCGTTACCGAGCAAAATGAAATATTATGTTTTTGGAAAAAGGTCTGTAAGTCTGCAAAATCGAGTAATGATCGTGATAAGCGGTCGATTTTGTAAACGACCACCACATCAACTTTTCCCATTTCGATATCGGCACGGAGTTTTTGAAGTGCCGGACGATTAATATTACCTCCCGAAAAACCACCATCATCGTAATGTTCCGGCAAGCAAACCCAACCTTTTGCGACTTGACTTTTTATGTAATTTTCACACGCTTCCCGTTGAGCGTCGAGCGTGTTAAACTCCATATCAAGCCCTTTTTCGATGGATTTTCGGGTGTATATTGCACATCTGACTTTGGGGGGCTTACTCATTTTTTCACCCCAAAGAATAATTTTCCGTTCCAGCGAGTTCCCGTGATGGCACGGGCAACTGCTGAAAGGGATTTGTACTGCTGTCCATCCAGCTCATAGCAAGTGTCGGAAATTTCGATAACATCGTATTTCACTCCTTTCCACTCACGGACATAATGCACTACGGCGGTGGATGCGATATCGGGCTGTGAGTTGGAAACCAACTCCCTCTGCCCGGAAATATCCGACAAAAGCTGCATATCCTCTGCGCTTATTCCTCCGAGGTACATTTCCTGAATTTTGTAAATCAGTCTGTTTTTTACAGTCCGGGAATTCAGCGGACATACCGCATCCCCGAAAAAGCTGTAAAACTTTGCCCGCAGTTCGGCATAGGACATATTTTCGACATCTTCAATTGCTTCACGCATTTTTTGATTTGGTGTCATATAGCCATTCCTTTCTGCTTTTCCATACACAAGCATGGTATTGCCTTCTTTTCCAGTGTGTTATGCGATATTCTACCGACAATTGCGACAATAATATCGACTATTCGCCGGATATTCTCCGGAGTATTATCTTTTGCTTTGATTTCAGCCATTTTTCTGTCTCCTCAAATCTGAAAGTTTCATCTTGCCACGAGGGGCGGTTGTGGTGGGCGATGTCAAAACCCGTTCTGCAGAACTGCTCCTGTCGGAAAGTTTTATTCGTGCTTTCGGGACTCGTGCTTTTGTCAGAGTTTCCGGCAACGCAGCTCCAAGTATTGAAGCGCAGACGGCACACCCTGCAACGCAGTCCAACCAATGGTTATCGCTATTCTGCGGCTTGAGTTTCCATTCATCAACAGTTCTGCCGCGACCTTCTGTCCGCACTCGGTATTCTGCGGTGAGATGTTCCGCAAGCAACTGATGGTTACCGGGGATTCTGCCATAAAGGGAAAGACATCCGTTATCGCCGAGGGAAATTCCCAAACGGGCGTGAATAAAACTTTTCCAATAGTTGGTGTCATAAATCACGTGCCGAATTGCCCGTTTACCAGCGACATTCGGTATCATCCAGTTAAAGCCGAGTTTATCACCGGGCTGTCGGCGGTATTCCGTCATCGGCTTACTGCTGGCACCGACATACCGCCCGTGTGACGGCATGATGATACCGGCGTGTACAGATTGCCGACAGAACTGATAAACAATATCCGTACTCTGCCCCCAGTTTGCGTCCACCAGAGCCTTTTCAATTTTCAGCAAAGCCCCGTCTTCCCGTTCCCATTCTCTGCCGAGGTAATCGTCAGTAAGTTTGGTCAAGGCTGAATACAGACCGCCCTCAAATCCGGCTTTCGGAAATTTTGAGTGAATTGTCGGATTTGCATCGGCAAGTGAAAACTGACGGCGGTGTTGGTCGGGCCACGCTCCGTAATCGATCACCGCCCCGGTAAAGTCGTCTGCCCAGGCAATAACAGTATAAAAAAGCAATGCCTTTTGAACGTCGATAAACATCGTGAGCTTATCGCAGTAAAGCGGAACTTTGCCACGGACAATGCCGTTGATTTTTCCGCAAATCTCATCCACGGAAAGCAAAGACTCATCAAAGGTATCTTCCGGCAACGGGTCATTTTGATATTCTGCTTGAAATGCCGCTTCATCCTGCAGTTTCAAATTCATAGCGTGTTGGAGTGCGGAAACCTCGTCATGGTTATATCGAGCTTCCCAACTGACCACCGCCCCGGCATCCATCGCTTCTCTGTTGGCAAGGTAAAAATCCGTTGCCCGTTGAAAATTGCCTTCCTCACGGAGAGCATCGGCTCGGATTTCGGCGTATTCTTCCCACAGTTTCATATTGATAGGAAACTTATCCACCATCCGGGTCTTTTCTCCGTTCCAGTCGGGATGTGTGTTTCTGTTCAATATAATATCTGCCATATCGCCGGGTCTGATTATGGTACAGGGCATAATGCCGGAGATCTTTTGCCCCGGTCCTGCAAGACCGAGAATGTCGCCAGCAAGTACACGGACACGCTTTTTTGTCTGCTCAAGAGAACCTGCGGATTCGGATGTCTGCGGATCGTCAATGATTACCAGTGACGGACGCACACTTCTGCCGTCAGAACGCTTGTATTTCATACCACGGATTCGACCGGTTATTCCTGCTACCCGGACGATGATCCCGGAAGCCTTGCTTTCGGCGATAGTCGGCAACACGATTTCGTTGGATGTCCATGTAATACGGGTACGCTCCCCATTACAGATCTGCCCGGCACATCGGTTAGCGATGCCATCGAGCTGGGCGATGGGGTAGCAGACCTCCGGGAAATCTTCTGCCAGACGTTCGTTGACTTCCAACTCTGTTTTAATGGAGTCGAGCATTTCGAGGGCGGCGGACTCCGTTGCCCCGATAAGGGTGACAAATTCCCGATGACCATAGAGCATAGCCCAAAGCGCAGCGGTTTCTGTCAAGGTCGATTTACCACTGCCGCGAGGCATTGCCAGAGCAAAAAGACCGCCGCGAAGCACAGCAGTTTCGATGCGTTCAATGGCTTTGATATGGTCGGCAGACCACGCCAGAGCGTAAGTGTCGGGAAAGTAGGTTTCACAGAAAAGCTGAAAGTTCTGCTCGCAAGCGGCTTTTCTTTCTGGGTTTACCACTTCGGGGATAGGAGCGATGTCGCGTCCGGCAAGGGACTGTGCCGCATTCCGCTGGCGTTCAGCCTCTTTGCGTTCTTCGTAAGTCCGGGCGGTAGATCTCGGTTCTTCCTGCGGAGAATGTTTCTGGTCGAACATCCACGCAATATATTTTAACAGATTTATATTTCTGGGATTTTCAGCAGCAGAAATGCGGAAGCCCACCCGGTTGAACTGGCGGTAAAGCCGAGCCTGCGGTAAAACAAAACCTTGCTCGGTGGAGTTGAGCAGACGGGCAACATCTACAACGCGCATATTAGTCGGAGTCAGAGGCATCTTCTCCTCCTTTCGCCAGCCATGCGGCATATTCAATCAAATTGATAGTGCCGTCTTCATTTTTCGGCGCACCGGCAGCAATATCTTCGGCAAGAGATTCTTCCGTGATAAGTCGTGCGCCTGCCTGTTTGAGAATTCTCACCAGCAATTCAGGCTGCAAAGCGGTGAGTTTTAACGAATTATCCATTTATTTTTCCTTTATTTTCGATACTTGGCTGGATAGATCGCTCAAGGCACGCTTATATATGACCAGCGCAACGAAATGAGCTTAAACCAACCCTACGGAGGTAGAAAATGAGTGAATTCAGAATCGGCGAAATCGCCAACGCAAAAGTCGGCCGCAACATCGTGAATGTGGAAATCATCGAAGACTGCGGAAACGGATGCTACAAAGTCAAAAGCCTTTCCACCGGACGGGAGTTCAGTACCTGCCGGGTGGAAAAAATCAATAACAATAATATGGAGGAAAACAACATGACTGACGAAATCAACACCATCGAACAGGAAATCAACACCGCCGAGGTCGAAGAGTCCCCGAACCCTGCACCGGAATGTGCCACCGCACCGCAGAGAGAAAAGAAACTCTCCCTGCTGGATGCGGCGGTAGAGGTGCTGAAGAGTTCCGGCGAACCGATGAATACCCGTGAAATGGTCAAGGCGGCAATCGATGCCGGACTGTGGATTCCCACCGAGTGCAAAACTCCGGAACAGACGCTTTACGGCTCGATTTTCCGGGAGATCAAAACAAAGGAAAATCCCCGAATCGTCAAATCCGAGCAGAAAGGAAAGTTCCAGTACGCAGGGTAACCCGACAAGTTACCCCACAAGTACCCGACAAGTTCGCCCCTCAAGCCGAGGGGCTTTTTTTCTTCCACTCAATAATACCCCACACGGCAAACGCCAGCTGAACGAGGTCTAATGCGGCACGGCTGTAAGTGCCGAGCCAAAGGTCATAGGCGAGCCAGAGAGTGTTCCCTACCGCCCATAACCAAAAGCACAGAGCATTCTTTTTGACATTCAGCACAGTTCCCGTCAGACTGAGTATGGTTATCGCCCAAGTCAGCGTGGCGATCATTTAAATAACCCCTCTCTGCACATCTCGGCATAACGGGGCTCACGCAGACGGAACTCCTCAATGACCTGTGTCGGGGTGACGTTTTCCCGACAAGAGAGCAGTTCTTCCATTTTGCCATTGAAGAATGCAACAGTGATTTCGGGTGACCCGATGTGGCAGGAAATGGCACAGTGTACTTCATCGCAGTCGGGGTGATGTTCCAAATATGACAACGCCCTCGCTCTGGCAAGCAAGTTAAGCGACAAATCTGCCTTTGTGCCGTCTTTTGTCCACGGACTGCCACCACCAATTCGGCAGTTGCCGCCGTAAAAGTCCACTGCAAGTTTCCGTCCGGTAGTTCCGCAGTCCCCCACCGAGCCGTGCCGGACAAAACGCCCTGTGCCGTTCACAATGAGTTTGTAATCTTTACTGCCACCGCAACAGAACTGAACCACATTGGCGATATCCTGTTTACTGTGTTTCGGGAGCATTGGAATGGCCACTACAATCTCTTCGGGCTTGTTATCACGCATTGTCACCTGCGTTTTGATGTCCAGCCCTGCGTATTTGATGTCATACAGATGTTTGCCGATTTTCTTTGCGAGGTAATGGTCGGGCGGCATATTGTCGGTTTCGGGAGAGCGGACAGCCATACCCCAATAGATTCCTTGATCGCCCCAACCATCGGCATCCACGCCCTGGGCGATGTCGGGGGACTGCTGGCTGATGTGGGTGGTAACGATGATGTCATCGGCACAGATGGTGTTTTCTTTACCCCACCTCTTCTGATAAGCTGCAGTATAACCGATTTGCTCTACGGCAATTTTGGCAAAAAGGGCAATTTCCTCATTGGAATACCCTGCGGTACTGGTGATTTCGCCACCGAGGGTCACGAAATTATCTTTGATTTGAACCTCAAGGGCGTATCGGGTGTGTTTGTCACGCTCCAAAAAGCGATCCAGAATGTAACAAGAGATGTAATCAGCCACTTTGTCCGGGTGGCCCAGAGAAACATATTCTGATGTTTTAAGCATTGCAAAACCTTTCATTTATGGTATATTATGGGAGTGCGGATTTCCGCACCCCTCCACGACTTGAGTCGCCGTCAGTCTTGATTGCCGCTCTGCGGTTCTGCCGGAGATTCAGCCGTGTTTTCATTTTCTGCGATGGCGGGTGTCAACGCCTGCCAGTCGCAGCCTTCCCCGTGTACGAACTCTGCCCAACGCTTTCTGATGACATCGGCGTATTTCGGGTCAAATTCCATACTGCGGTTAACTCTGTTGCTCTGCTCACAGGCAATAAGTGTACTTCCGGAGCCTCCAAAGAGATCCAAAACTATCTCTCCGGGCTTGCTGGAATTGAACATTGCTTTGATTGCCAGTGCGGTGGGTTTCTGTGTCGGATGCACATATTCACGGGTATTGTCCCTTTTAATGTCCCACACCGTGGTCTGGCAGCGGTCGCCGAACCAGATGCAGTTCTCTTCGGCTTTGCACCCGTAAAAACACGGCTCAAATGCCCAATGGTAGTCGCTGTGACCGAGAATCATGCCCTTGTTCCACATCAAAACCTGTTTGGATTTGAGTCCGGCATCAATGATGGCGTGTTCAAACTGCAGGTGGTTACTGGTGGCGTACCAGATGTAAAATGCCCGTTTTTCCCGGAGATGAGTTTTGATGTTTTTGAAAGCGGCGAGCAGAAACTCCGACAGAGTATCTCCACGGAGGTCGTCATTTTCAATAACTTCCCACGCTCTGCCGCCGGGATTGTTCACGCCTTTGTAACTTACGCCGTATGGAGGGTCTGTGAAAACCATATCGGCAAGCTCTCCGTCAAGCAATTTTGCCACATCTTCAGGTTTCGTGGAATCACCGCACATAAGGCGATGCTTGCCCAACTGGTAAACTTCGCCACGCTTGCTGACTGCCACTTCCGGCACTTCTGGAACTGCATCCGCATCGGTTTCGCCCTCTGCAACAACATTTTCCTCTTCGCCGTTGAGCAGTTTATCCAACTCGTCAGCATCAAAGCCCAGGAGCGACAAATCAAAATCGGAGTCCTGCAGTTCCTTGAGTTCGACCGGCAACAGGGAATAATCCCATTCGGCGATTTCCCCGGTCCGGTTGTCGGCGATGCGGTATGCCTGCACCTGTTCCGGCGTGAGGTTATCGGCAATGTGTACCGGCACTTCTTCAAGCCCCAGCTGAATAGCGGCTTTGAGGCGTGTGTGTCCACAGATAATTACCATATCTTTGTCCACTACGATCGGGGCTCGCCAACCAAATTCTTTGATGGAATTGGCGACAGCCTCTACTGCCCCGTCATTGAGTCGGGGGTTCTTGTCATACGGAATGATGTCCGTAATTTTCATATTACAGATTTGCATTAAAAAGTCCTTTCGAATGTTTCGGTTTACAGCCCCGCTGGCGGCGATTGCGGCACGGAGCATTACTTGCCCGATTGCGGAGAAAGCTCGCAACAACGGGCGTTTGTGAGGGGCGATTGGGCGTTATCGGGGCATCCGGCAAAGTCGGATTTGGGGGTTGCGTGACAGCGGTTATCCTGCGCAACCAACTTTGCAGGGTACCGGGAGTCCTTCCGCGCGCCCTCGCATTATTTTTCCTATCGGGGGAACCAGAGAAAGCCCCCTCTGGCGGCTGATGCCTCGCCGCCCACCTCCGATACCCCCTCGGCATCTTCGAGCGTCCTGCGCCCCTTTCTGGGCGTTTGTGGGCGTCACTGATAGATGTAACGGAAAGAGAGCTGACGGCATCCGCATTGAGCGCATTCGAACCACGATTCAAAGTTCTTTTTACGCTCATTTTTCGGCAACCACCGCATAGGTTTCCATTCCTTGCACCGCTGACAGTACGCCAGCGGTTCACCGGACTGGTTGTTTTGTTTTTTCATGGCATCCTTTCTGAAAAGTTCGGAAAATTCGGTTCGGGTCGCGCGATACCCCCACCACGCGTCCAAAATAGCTATTATTACACACACCTTCCTAACCTAACTAACTTATATAAATAATATTATTTGAGGTTAAAAATAGTGGTTTACAAATTTTTGAGGTTCGGAAAAGTTCGGAAAAATCCCGAACTTCGCACCCAAAAAGTTTGAAAAGTTCGGAGAAGGTTCGGAAAATCAGTTACCGAACCAGATCTGGCGGTGGGTTGTATACTTGATAACCGCCTTTTTCATTGCACTTTATCCATTGCCGTTCAATGAGTTCTGCAATAAGTTCCTTGCGTTCCTTGCTTGTTGTCCCCAAGCCGCTGGCGTTCCGGGAGATGGTCGATAGCGACACACCTTTGCCCGTGTCCTTGTTGCGAATGATGTTAAAAATGCGTCGCAACTGCTTTTCAACATTTCGGGCATTTCCGCTGCCTTGCAGGATGCTGGACAGAACTTCCTCGGCGTTCTTAAAGAACCAGTACACAAAGGTTTCTGCTTTTTTCAGCACTTCCGGGGTGATGATCACATTGTCGTGCTGTGTTTTGAGGTCATTTGTCACTGACAACATCACTGCAAAACGGGGATAATACTCGTTGCACAGTCGCCGCCATGACGGAACGAACCGCTTATCACATTTCCCGATGAACTCCGCCTGTAATTTCTCCGAATATCCGTCCTCGAATGTAACGATGCCCCGTTTCCGCAGGAATGGTTGAACTGCCGCTTCAAGCCGCTTCATCAATGCAATGCTGTCGAAATTCTTGGGGTTACCATAGTATTCCGGCATCTTTGCAATCAGAAATCGACCGAGGAAGCCTGTATCCACATCTATCATCTCCACCCACTCTTGAAAAGCATTTGGCTGAATGTTGCCGATGATATTCGGGGCGCAATACAGAGCCGTGCGTGATGACGCACCCCTGCCGCGATCAGAAAAGTTCTGGTCAAAAAATCCGCCACTGAACGCTTCGGTAAGGAATTCAGTTGCTTTACTTTGCCAGCACTCCTTATTCAGCCATTTGGAAAGCTCCGAAATTGAGAGCAGACCATTGGGTTTATTGCAGAGGATTTTTGCAATACCTTCTGGTGATCCCGATGTGCCGACATTCCAATCCTTATTATAATCCTGGGCGCAGTGATACAAATCCGGGTTGGTCATATGGGCAAACTTCCCGATGATACCGCCGATGTCTTTCCCGCAGGCAGATTCTGCAACGAGCATTGCATACGCATTGCACAGCTGACCTCCGGCAGTATCAATTTTCAGCCTTGCCCGGTCGCAGCCGATAAGGTTGAGTGTACCGAGGTTACCGCCATATCGTGCGGTCAGCTCTGCTTCGGAGGCTTCACCGCTTAAACAACAGGAAACAGTAATAATGGATTTCAGCAACGCACCTTCCAGCGGAAGCGGAGGTCGGGAAACGGAAGCATAAATATCCGTGATTTCGCCCAGAAGCGTACCCTCAAGGCACTTGTGGATGTCATCGTTGGTGACTTTACGCCACACTGGTATGATTTCCTCTTCAACGACCTCTCTTTCCGTTTGCTGATTTAAGATGCCGGATATATCCACATCGGTGTATATCGGCTCTTTACGATCATAACAGCCGGGTTCACGCATGATGCGGAACTTGCGCCAGTCATTGCCGGTGCAGGAGTCGTGATGGCAGCGGAACGCCAAAGCACCATCGGGATGTTCAAAGATCCCTGCGGAACTGTTGGTGTGTGCAGAGTTGAACGGACAGACTTTGAATATCCACTTCCGTCCCCCGGCAGAGTTCCAGATCTGCGGCGGTCCTGCATCGGGAGCGAACTTTGATATCCACTCATCGATGCTGAATCCTGCACTTTCGTGGTATCCCTGCTGGGAGTTGTTCTCATACACCACCGGCTGTGATACAACATCTCCGGCAACGGCTTTCAGCTGCTCCACAGAAACTTCGGAAAGAGTTTCGGGGAGATTCAGTATTTTCGCCATGCGGTGCGGTCGTGTGGGGATACTGTCCCCTTTGCAATTCATTGTTCCGGGCAGTCGCCAGAGCCGTGCGGGATTGAAGACTGTAAGGTCAACTTTTACCTGCTCGGAAGAGGCAAGTGCAATCTTTTCAAGCACACTTTTTACCAGCCCCTCATCATCTGCCGGGAGATTGATGCGGTATGTCATTTGTGCGCCATTGCCGGAGTCCAGCATTACCGGTTCGGGCCAGCCGTCTTCGGAGAGAAAGGAGCGGATTTCCTTTGCTTTTTCCAGAGCCAGTTGGTGTTCTTCATCGGTACTGGATATGCCGGACTTGCGGACGGCGTCACAGTCGATAAGCAGCCATCTCCTGCTGACGATATCGTTGTCAGCGGTTGCGGTGTCGGAGCGTTTCAGCCGGTTGTATGATCGAGCCAGAAGGTCGGGTGTGACGGGATTGATTATGACATACACACCGGTATAACCTCGGAGCTTCCCGATAGCTTCGGCGGCTTCAGCTATATGTTCATACTCAAAATATCCCGATGCGGTGTGCGGTCGCATCATTTCTGCCGACAGTGCGTTTAATGCACGGATTTCGAAGACATCTCCCGGCTGAAACCATGTGGTCAGAGCGCGGATGATTTCTTCTTTATCGATCATTTTGCGGCAATCTCCAACAGCATAGTGATATTGGGTTCGGAATGAAACGCCGGGAAGACTTTGGTTTCAAACCAGTTCTTCAGCTGCGGAACATTACGGCGTCGGCTGTGACGGAAGATATCCCGAATATCGCAGGGAGCAATAATGCGAACGTTCTGCGGACCGCCGGTAGTCTGCATTTTGATGTACTCCGGAGATGATTCACAGAATCTGCCGAGGGTTTTGTTCGGGTTGACATAGCCGAGGATGTTGCAGATATCGGTAGCGGAAAACTTCGGAACACCATTCATCACTACCATACGGATGGTGCGTTTGCCATAAGCGAGGGCGGCGGGAATATTACTCATTATTTTTTCTCCATATTGTAATTTTTAAGGAATCGGATTGCGGTAGCGGCGGTTTGTATTGCCTCGGTGACGATAGCGTACTGCGAAGAATTCTTCTCTTCGTGGTCCAGCACGGCTTTGACCAATTCGCCGGATTCTTCAGCGACAACCGCTGCGGCTCTGACGGGATCAGCGGGCCAGTCTGGATGTTTTTCCTCTGCCCGGATGATTTCGGTCATAACAAGGGAAAGCACTTCTTCAGTCTTCATTTGCCAGCTCCTTTGCTGCTTCAAGCATCACAGCCATGTGTTCTTTTGCTTCCTGCTGGATGTTACGGATCTTCTCGACAAAGCGGTCGCAATCCTCAATAAATGTTTCAAAGCACACTTTGTAATCGGGACCGCTGCCGTGAGGGGTAAGCAGGAGATCGTAGTTGGTGAGGAAAAATTTGCATTCCGCATCACCTTTCTGACTTTTGGAAATATGCCAACGATTATCGCTGCTCACCATTTCCTGTTTTCTGACCAGCGTTTCGGACATCACGCAGGAGTTTGCGTGGTCTGCCGATGACTGTGTTCTTTTGAAAGAGTTTGATTTCAGCACAGTTCCTCCGATTTATAACGCCAGGAGCAAAGATAAGTTTCCGGCAGATGGTTCGATCTGGCAACGGCGTATCCGCAGGACTTTTGAGTTCTTTGCGGATCGCAATCTGCCCTTAAAACACAATTTCGAGAGCCATGTTCCCCAGCGTTTCCCCGGCAGAAAATTGCTTCGGGCAATGCGGAGTGTGGACTATCAAAGCGATATCGGCTATGGAATAAACACCTTATTTCATGGGCTGCTGGGCATCACGGGCGGCTTTGATCAAAAACATTTCAAGGTTACCTGCGAGAGCGATAAAGTGCCGGAACTGAACAAAATCCTGCTGGGATATAACGATAAGGGATTTGCCGCATTGAGGTCAGAACTTTTCAAAATGTTTCCCGATAAATCCAAATATGAAAGGTAAAAAATGCAGACAATTACATTATATGTCAATGCCGGAAGCACATTGGGTACAGTGCGTGATTACGCCAACGCCCAGAATACTGCCGCCCCGGTTTTGACCAGAGGCGTATCTGCCTGCCTTAAAATGCGGATATTTGCCAGCGGTGAAAATGCTGATCCGTACCCGATTGCGGAGCTGGCCTCCATCCCCACATGGCAGTGGGTGATGGACGATGACTTTGACTCAAGCAGTAACTACATTCTCGTTGCCGATCACGCCGATATCAGTGTGCAAACTGTTTCTGAAATCATCAACGAGGTCGAATATACCTTTACAGAATTCACCATCCCCATTTCGGCGATGAACACCGAGGAGCTGAACACGCTCCTGGGCAAACAGGAACAGGTGGCGACTCTTAACGGAGAACTGGTCGGAAGTGATGTCAACGGCAACGAGGTGTTCGTTCTGCAGGTCAAGGGCTTTACTGTCCGTAACCGCATCAGCAGTACCGGCAATCCCACCGAAATTGCTGCAGAGTATCTGAATGAAGCACAAGTCCGCGCTTTGTGTGCGGCTGGGCTTGACCTTATTTTTGCTGAAACAGCATCCGAAACTGCTGCCGACTGGCACACACCGCAAATGGAAACAGACAACTATTTCCGCTTGCGGCTCAAAGGTGACAGCCGGATTTGGCAAAGTGGCAGTGCCGCTGACTACGGATGGAGCGACTGTTTCGGTTTGCTCAAAGGGGCAAAAGGCGAACCGGGGACGGATGGAAAAACATTTTATCCTTATGTCGCGTTTGCCACCGACGCAGACGGAACAGATTTCATTACTGATGGCACAGACTGGACCAAAGAACATAAATTCATTGCTTTCCTTTCCAGTGAAAAAACGGAAGTTACCGCAGAGGATTTTGCCGGATTATGGGTAAAATTCATCCTCGATTCCGCAACGGACATCATCATTGCCGATGCCGGTGGATATTTCAACAGTGGCAATGTGGAGGATGTTCTGCAGGAATTGGGGCAGACTCTGGTCGGGCTGGAAAACCTGCTGAAGGAGATTTGATATGAGTGTAGCTACAGAAATTTCAAGGCTTTCTGCCGCAAAAGCTGACATCAAGCGGGCAATCAATGCCAAAGGCGGTACACTGGTCAATGAACGGCTGTCGGAGTACGCTTCTGCCATTGACAACCTCGTTCCGGAGGATTTTCGTAATCGTGTGCGTTTTATTGATTATGACGGAACAACCATCAAAACAATGTACGTTGCTGATGGCGAGTCTGCCGAAGCCCCGGAAGATCTCAAGCACCCCGGAATGGTGTTTCAAGGGTGGAATTGTTCTCTTGACAATATTCAAGGACATCGGGATATCGGGGCGATTTACACCACCGAAAGCGGAGCATCGGAGTTTGATGTGCGGATGATGGTCCCCACGGGGTTGACCGTAACTTTTTATCCCTATATTGAAAGCGGCACGCTGACTATTGATTGGGGTAACGGCAGCACGGATACCATCACCGAAACCGGAAGACAACAGATCAGTTATACTTATGCTGACTATGGCGATTACACCATTAAAATGTCTATTTCGGAAGGTGGCAGTTGGTATATCCCCGATGGATTCTGCCAACGGACGGACGGCAGTTACTATTTGACCGCCGCACGGATCACAGGAATACGGCAAATCAGCAACTCTGCATTTCAGTACAAATGGGGCTTGCAAACCTTTACTATGAGCCGGGATGTTCAGACGATCGGGAGCGATGTTTTCTATGAGTGTCGTGCATTGGTTGCAATAATCTTTCCCGACTCTCTGACCAGTATCGGTACGGGATTGCTTTATTACTGTTATGGTTTGTCGCAGGTGGTGTTTTCCGATTCGCTGACGACAATTCCGGAGCGAGTGTGCTATTACTGCCATACACTGGATGCGGTAACCATCCCGGATGGAGTCACCCATATCGGGCATTATGCCTTTCATTATTGCTATGCGTTGAGTGAAGTGTCTTTCCCCGACACTTTGGAATATATCGGGGAATATGCATTTTGCTACTGTACGGCATTGAGAGACGTCCGGCTTCCGGAGGGAATGACTACTCTGCACAGGTGTGTTTTTCAAGAGTGTTTCTCTCTTGAGAGTACGCATCTGCCCGACAGTCTGACCACGATATACGAAAATACTTTTTACAACTGCCGAAACCTCAAATATGTTAATATTCCCCGTGGAATAACCTCTATTCCAAACAGTTTCTGCAATCGTTGTTACGCATTGGAGAAGATTGAGATCCCCGATCATATCACCCATATCGGGGACGATGCCTTCTATGAGTGTTATCGACTTACGGAAGTAAAATTCCACGCCGATATTACCACTATCCGAAACGGGGCATTCCGCTATTGCCGAGCGATGCGAAACTATTACTGTTACCGCGCTGAACCGCCCAATTTGACCAGCAGTAATGTGTTTAACGACATACCGGGTACTTGCGTGATCTGGGTTCCTAAAAGCACCGACCGCACGGTGTTGACTGCTTACAAAACCGCTTCAAACTGGAGTAATTACGCCAACTATATGGCAGAAATGGAGGAATAATGGCAATTCAGAGAGAGCTTGCCGGAGAAACCGCTGAAGGTGTAAAACTCTACCGCACCTTCAGCGATGAAGGCAGAAAAATCCTGCAGAATGAAACGGGGATTATCTATGATGACGCCGTGGATGTGGAGAACGCCGGATTTACTTATTCGGAGGTATTTGATGAGCAAAGTTAATTTTTTCAAATTGACTGCGGCTCAATATGACTCTCTTGAAAACAAAGATGCGGATACCATCTATTTTCTGACGGATCACAAAATCATTGTCCTCGGTGCAGAAAAATACATCAACGAAAAGAAAGCGGATAAGTTTCTGGTAAAACGGGTCTTTGCACACAACACCTACGGAACTGTCGCTTACCTTGACGCCAATAATTCAATGGATATCTCCGGCTATTTTGCGGAAGGCATTTCTCAATTTGAGTTATGGCTCGTTTCGGTAACACCGGAGATCACCGGAAATATTGTACTGAATGTGGGCGGAGAAACTTTCACAGTTCCGGTCACCGGGGAAGTAACAAAGGTGGTGCTTGCTCCGTCAACTGCCGTTAAGGGGATCATTTCCATTGCCAGAGATACTGCCAATGCGGAAGATACCCTCAATGACGGCACGGACTCAATTACTGCTTTGGTGGTGGATTGGAGGTGCAGCTGATGCCTCTATCTGACCGCATCCGGGCAAGAGTCCGGGAAAAAGACTGCTTCTTTGCAATTTTCCCAGACAACGGCTTTTCTGTATTAAGCCCGATGAATGACAAAGTTTTTCCTGTTCCAGGAAGCAACAATACCGGGAATAAGGATATTGATGACGGCCTTGCTGAACTCAATTACAATAGCCTTGCGACCGGAGATGCTTTTGATTTTGTCAGTGGAAATTACGGTGCGCGTTTTTACTCCAATGCAAATTTGAGTGGCAAAACTCCGCAGCACACCATTATTTTCCGGGCATTCGTTACAGATTTAACTACACAGGCAGAATATCCGTATATTTACCGGGTCGGGATGATTTTCAGTGGTGGCACATCTTATTTGGATCACGCCAATTTCACCTGTACCATCGAAATAGATGGACAACATCGTTTTTATGGTATTGAGTCCTATGCCTGTTTTCAAAGTTCTGACGAGTTTGCAACGGGCAGTTCTGCGACACGCAGTGCAGGAGTGTTAGGCAAAAGTTATCCGCGGGCAGATATGTCCGGCAGATGGCTGACCGTTGCAGCCACTGTTGATAATGCCACAAAGACACATAAGCTCTATTTGAACGGAGTCCAGGTAGCCTCGCAAAACAGAAGCTCCTGGACCGCAGAGCGCAATATGTTCTCAATGCGGAACGATTATCAGTCGTGCTGGATAGGTCACGCCTATGCAATGTCACAGCAGACATTTCTTTACACAAAAATGTCATGGGCAGCCTGTTTCAGTTCCGTACTTTCGCCACAGGAAATCAAATATTTATCGGAGGAATAATGCCTTATATCAAATGGAATGAACGCCGGACTGCATACACAGTCTGGCACGGGCCAAGCCTCGGCATTGCCGCAATGACCGCACAAGGCTACGAAAAAGTTGATATTCTTCCTGCTGTAATGCCGGAAGAAGTACCGCTGACGGACTTGATTTTCAGCAAGTACAAGGTCGTTCAGAAACTCATGGAATTGGGGTTGTGGGAAAACATCAAAGCAGGATTGTCTGACACCCAGATGGATTTTCTTTATCTGGCACAGGATTTCCGCATCGAAGACCCGAATTTCAATGCGATTTATTTGCAGCTGAAACCCAATATCCCCAACATTGACACACTCCTCCGGGAGTGCGTATTGGAGTTATAATGAAAGCAAAATATGTTCAAAAAGGCGATGCTGTGGATTTTATCCCGACCATTGACCTTGATGCCGGAGAAATTGTCCGGCTCGGAAATCTTATCGGTATTACCAGAATTCCGGTCAAAGCCGGAAATCTCGGCACACTGGCTCTTTCCGGCGTGTTTGATGTGGTCAAGCCGATCGGGATCACATTTCCTCAAGGCAGCAATGTTTTCTGGGACGGACAAGCCGCCCACAACGGATTTCTGCTGGGCATCGCCATTCAAAACGCAACTGCAGAATCCGATCATGTCCGGATTTTGCTCAACAGTACCGCAAATGCTCAAAACGGATCATCGTCCGGGGTGGATGCCGAATGGCAGCCACTCTGATTATTAACGCCATAACAGAAAGGTATAAACACTATGGCAAAAGTTCTTTTTTACACCGCAACCGAAAACCAGTTCAAAGCCCTCTCCGTCAAGGATGAAAACGCCCTGTATTTCATCACCGACACCGGGGAACTCTACAAAGGCTCTGTCCGCTACAGTTTCCCTGTGAAGCAGGTCACCGACTTTCCGGCAACCGGCGAAAGTGGTGTGATTTATGTCAGCACCACCGGAGAAGCAAAAATCTGGGCTGGCACCAGTTACATCGCCCTCGGCAGCAATTTGGTGGACAACTTTGTTTCTTCCGCTGTCCGGCATGAAGTTACCGCCGAAGAAGCAGGGAACGGGATCTACACCGGAATGACCGCAGGCGACATTGGTATCCTGTTCACTATGAATGCCGGAAGTCAGCTCTTTGTGCGTTTGACCGATTTGGTGGATACCTATACCGCCGACAATACTGCGGCCAAAGGCGTGGCTATTACTGTTGACGGCTATAAGATTTCTGCAGAAGTCAATGTTTCAACTGCCGAAAATAATCAGCTTGAACTGAAGGATGATGGTGTGTATGCCGCTCCGTTGGAATGGCAAACCATTGAATAAGGAAGAGTATGAACAGACTGAAAGAACTCAAAGAGCTGCGGACCAAAGCGGAGAGCCTGCAGCTTGACAATGCCGAAATTCTCCGCAAGTACAATATGCAGCAGCTTTGCTCCATCTACAACGGAATCGGTCCCGACAGCTTTCCGGACTGGCTGCGTGAGTGTATTTCCGCACTGCATCCGTCCCTTGCTGTCGTTGCTCTTATTCATGATGTGGAGTGGCACGAAACCGACAAAAGCAAAGAAAAATTCACCGAGTCCAACGACCGCTTTAAGCAGAACGGCTACAAGGTGGCGAAGTCTGAATTCGGCTGGTACAACCCCCGACGCTATGTAGTTATGAATCAAGCGCGCAGATTCGGTAACATCTGTCAGCTCTTCGGCTGGGATGCCTGGAATTCTGACTGCACCTGCAAGGTCTGCCAGAAAAAGCGGGAAAAAGAAGTAAAGGAGGCAAATAAAAATGCGTAAAACACCTGTGTTGGTGGTGGCGGTCATCGCCATCGTGTTGCTCGCCGGATGCGGACACAACGCTATCACTTATGGTGACGGCGTTGGGTTTGATGCCGGAATCAATCCAGAAAATTTCACGATGTCTTTTAATCTGCGATATGGGAAAATCCTCTCTGCCGTAGTAAGAGACAACGCTGAAATTGAACTCACCGGCAAAGCTGACGCCACTGGCGAAGGCGGTACTGCCGGGAAAGCCGGGGTTGCCACTGATGGCAATCTCAAAATTAAAATTGGTCGGCAAATCAATGGTGCTGCGGTGGATCTCGTTGAAGCCGGTGCTGATGCCGACAAAGTTCTCGAAAGTTTGAAATAACAGAAAGGTCGTTTTATGAGTACCAAAAAACAGAAATTCGTTTATATTTTCGCCCTCATTTTTTCTTTCGCCCTCGGTATGCTGACTATGTCTGGCTGTGCCTACTTCTCGCAGGAGAAGGTCGCTGGAACTGTCAGCACCGTTCTTGAAATTGCCTACGTTGCCGGTGGTGCTACCGCCGTGGAACAGCGCATCGATCAGATGGTTACTGACGGCAAAATCACTGCGGAACAGGCGGTTCAGCTCAAAGCCGCCGCTCTGAAGTCTTACGAGGAGCTGCAGAAAAAGTTGAAAGAGCTTTCCGTGGCAGAGGTGCAGGTCGAAGTCCCCAAAACTGAATAATTCCCATAGCCCGACACTCGCCCAGAAACGGCCCGTGTCGGGCTTTTAGTTTTATGCACGATCAGCGCGGTTCAGCCACCCCCCGCATAATCGCAACACGCCCCCTTTGTGGCCAAACGTGGGCGTATTTATGATTGCTCTATCGAGTGCGATGCCCCATAATAATTTATGCAGATTTGCAAGATTTTTGCAGGAATAAACTTGACTTTTATCATATGTACGCTGTCCCCATTTTTATTCCGTTTTTCGGGCCATTTCCGGCGCAGCTCCACTTGACGAAAATAGCAAGTAAAAAAGTCATAATTTATTAAAAATAAAGTGTTTATATTATCGCTATTTCTTGCGTAAATCACTTGCTATAAACGAATTATGCGGCATATTATATCACTGTAAACGGGGGTGGTACGGAAGCCACCCCGCCCAAAGAAAAACGCCAACCCGATGGAGGCAAAAATGGAAAAGACGGTCATCAGAGACACGGAACGCGGCGAAGAGCTGACCCTCACGGAACTTCGCACCGAATACGAAAACCTCAAAAACGCAGGCGAAACCGAAGCGGAAACCTTCGAGGATTACCTCGAAAACATCACGGACGGCAACGGAACTTGCGAGTGGTGCAACGAGACCTTCGAAAAAAGCGAACTTCGAAAAGAGGCTGACCTCGGTTACCTCTGCAACGGATGCATCCACGCCATAAACTCACGGGGCGAAAAGCTGAACCTCGAATTTTAAGCTGACCGCCACAGCCCCGGAAACGGGGCTTTTTTTATTGCAGCATCGTTTGTGTTTTATGCAAATAAAAAAGCCATAATATATTGAAAATAAAGTATTTATATTTTCGATATATCTTGCGAGCCGGACTGGATAAAACGCAAACAAGCGGCATATTGTGTAATGTCAATGGGGCGGTACGGATGCCGCAACCGACAGAAAATCAACGCCTTACACGGAGGTACAAAATGGACGACTTCTTCACGAAGACCAAGTGCGACAGATGCCACGGCGACCTTAACGGATGCCGGACAATGTCGATGTTCAACGAGCAAACGATTTGCATGGACTGCGCCGAAAAAGAACGGCAGAGAGCCGACTACCGCAAGGCGGTCGAGGCAGACCACGCGGAAATCCGCAAAGGCAACTACAACTTCAAAGGCATCGGGCTGAAAGACTGATGCACAAAAACGGGGGGCGAAAGCCCCCCACAACCGAAAGGAAAAGAAAATGGCAAAAACAAACATCAAGGTAAAAATCATCGGAGCTGACGGCAATATTTTCAATTTGCTCGGAATTTGCAGGCGGGCATTACAAAAGGCAAGACGGATGGATTTGTGGGATGAATTTTACGCAAAAGCAACTTCCGGAAATTACCTCCAAGCCCTTGCCACCATTGCCGAATACTTTGAAATCGGTTCAATCACGGAGGACTGAAAAATTCGAGCCCCGGCAACGGGGCTGTTTGAGCATATGTCGCCCGATCACAAGGCGGCTTTGCTCGCCGACAAAGGGCTGTGTCGCGGCTCTTGTGCCGAAAGCACCTACAGGCCGATGCTGACTCATATATGATATCGCAACACGGCGGCAAACAAAGCGTTTGTGGGCGTTTCTATGATGGGGATGCAGAGTGCGATGCCCCATAAAAATAAACGCATATTTTCCACTTTTTCTTTCGGTTTGGACTGGATTTTTTTCATATAGCATAATACGAAAAAGTCCAGTCCTTTTTCTCTCTTTTTGCCACTATTTTGCCGCAGCATCTTTTGTGTTTTATGCAAATGAAAAAGTTATAAATCATTGAAAATAAACTGCTTATATTTTCGATATTTGTTGCGTTTTTCGCTGGCTTTATTGCAAACAAGCGGCATATTGTACACAGTTCAAGGGGCGGTACGGAGCCACCCCGCGCGAGGTCAAAAACAGCCAAACCGATGGAGGCAAACATGACCAACAAAATTATGGAGACGGCGAAGGGACTCACCTTCGGGACGGAATTAGAGTACACCGGAATTACCCGCGAAAAGGCGGCACGGGCGATTCACAGCGTAGTCGGCGGCACAGTTCGGTACGTCGGCAGAGCCTATGAAACCTGGATGGTTACCGCGCCGGACGGCAGAGAATGGAAAGCGGTCAGCGACGGCAGCCTTACCGACCGCAACGGCAGTGCCGAGGTGGTCACCCCGATTCTGCGGTGGGACGACATGGAAACCCTGCAAGAGGTGGTTCGCGCCCTCCGGAAAGCCGGAGCGAAAACTCCGGAATGCACAAGCCAGCACGTCCACATCGGGGTGCAGAATTTCACCCCTCGGCAAATCGCCAACATCGCGCGGATTTTTTACAAACAGGAAGAGCTGATTCTGAAAGCCGCCGGAACGCTGGCACGCCGCCTTCAGCACTACACACAGCGCACCGACCGCGAGTTCATCGACCGCCTCGAAAAAGCGAAGCCCACCACAAAGGACGCCCTCAACAGAGCGTGGTTCGGAACTTTCACCCCGGCCCCCGAACACTACCACAGCGCAAGGTACCGGGCAATCAACCTCAACAACGTGTGGCGGACGGGAACGGTCGAGTTCCGGCTTTTCAACGGAACGACCCACGCCGGAGAGGTCAAAGCCCACATTCAGCTCTGCCTCGCAATCGCCGCCAAAGCGCTGAACGCCAAATGCGCCAGCACGAAAAACCAACGGCCTTACAACGAGGCGAGCGCCGCCTACGACATGAGGGTTTTCCTCCTCCGCCTCGGTTTTATCGGACCCGAATTCAAAAACAGCCGGATGCACCTCACCAAACGGATGCCCGGAAATTCCGCGTGGAAAAACGGCAGACCTGAAGGAAGGTAAGCCGGAACGGGGGGCGAAAGCCCCCCACTACCACAGCGTGGCTTGCCGTAAATGCAAGTGGCTGATTGAAAATATATTAAAAAATTATCGTGAGCGTGTTTTGATCAAAAGTCAAATTGCAAAACGATAATAAAGAGCAAATAAACTTGCGGTTTTGTCCGCAGCATGACTTGACTTGTATTGCAAGTCACCATCGGGGTTATACTCGGCAAAATCGCAAGTATTTTTAGAGGCCTTCGCACGCGATGCCCAAATAAAATTATGCCCACAAAGGCAAAGTTTGGGGGCGTGTTGCGATAGTAGCATAAGACCAGCATCGGCCTGTAGGTCAAAAAAAATTTGAGCCGCGACAAAGCCCAAATAACGGGCATAAACGGCGCACGTGAAAGGAGCATAACCTATGAAAATCCGCATCCATGAAACCGACTTTGAAGGTCGCCCGCTGGACTGTTCCGGCGAGTATTTCAACGGCAAGACCGCCCTTGACATTGTCGAGGCAATGAAGATGAATCCGTTTCAGAGCCACTTAACGCCCCACGGCTTTATGGCCGAAATGCTGGCGGCAATCGGGCAGAAAGATTTTGAACTGCCCTGTGATCCGGAAAAGGCGGCAGTGGCTTTTCTCCAACGACTGACCGCCTTCGGCTATGCCCGGTTTGAACTCGATGCCGGGGAGTTGGACACGCAGCACTATATTCCCGGTAGTCCAGTAAATAAAGCAAAATAGTCCGACAATATATATCGAATATAAGTGCTTGATATACTGGATTATACGCAAACAAGCGGCATTGTATGTCACTGTCAAGGGCGAGGTACGGAGCCTCGCCGAGCGCCGCAAACAACCTCAAAATAGGAGAAACAAATATGCGCGCAATCAAAATCGACCCGGTCGCAAAGACCATCACGGAAATCGAACTCGCCCAGAACCCCAACGAAACGCTCAAGGAGCTTTACGAAATCATCGGCTGCGACCTTGTGGAGCTGGTTCAGCTCGACCGGAGCATCGTTCTGGTCTGCGATGAGGAAGGGAAACTGAAGGAGGTAAAAGGCGGTTTTACCTTTATCGGCAGCGGACTGATTATTGTCGGAACAGCCATCATCCTCGGCGGTAGCGGACATAAATTTAAGGCACTGCAGGAAAACCTCGCCTCCTTCGAAATGATGACGGAGTGGGTTGATCCGGCAGATGTTCCTCCGCCGAGCATGGAATTCATCGCACTTTAACCCAAACACAGGGAGGTGGCGAAAGCCGCCTCCGTTTACAAAATAGGAGAGAAAAAATATGCCACCACAATCAGCAATCGGAGTTCAGCAACCAGATGGAACAATAAAAGCAATTATGCTTTACAATGATGACCGGCTTTCCCCTGCACATGTCATTCTTTCCGGATGGTACAACTCGCAAAAACAAGCAGAGGAATTGCTTGCTCTCGGACATTTGAGCCGTCTTGGAGAAAAAATTGCTCCGGAATTTGGGGAACATCACAGTTTTGACAAACCGCAACCCAACACAGTAATTGCCTACCATCGGGATCGGGGCGATGCAGTTGAACCATATTTCATTTATAAAGATTTGGATGATTTTGCGACACGATGCTATTATGATATGGCTGTAACTCGCCTGCATGTCTGGGTGGACGGAAGTTGGCTTTCCCGCTTTGATCGGCGAGATAAGACGTGGATGCGATTTGAAATTATTATTTTGGACCCTCCGGCTGATGAGTACGACAAAAAGGAGTTAAAATAAAACGCAGCATGGATACCGCCCTTGTCAAGTCGCAGGGGCGGTATTTCTCCGCAAATATGGATATATTATTATGCCCCATCGCACTCAAAGCCATAATAAAATAACGCCAACTGTTCGCCAGAAACGGCCCACTGTCCGCTTATGTGGGGATAGGCTGAACCGCCCCGATCGT